CCCAACCAAAGCTCGTTAAATAGCTTATTGCTGATGCCGACATTGTTGGTTGAATGTTCTCAGTTAAAGCAGAAGCGTTATTTACTCTGGCTGACATCAGAGATTTAGAGAGTGGTAAAAGGCCATCAACTGAAACATAAAGTAAATCACCACCCAATTTTGTAAGGCATCGACGACCGAGTGGGGTGCCCATTTGAAAAACACCAACCAATGCCCAGCTTGTAGCAGATGATGGATCAGTCCCTTGATATACAGCTATTTCGCCTTGAGACGTGACCCATACAGCGTGGTCATCAATACCTGTACCGCCATCAATCGACCATGTTCCCATGGCCATTAAATAACCACCGCGTTTAAACACAGTACCAAAATCTAACTTACTTGCAGCGCCGGATATGGCTCCTGTAGCCAAATACCAAGCATTCATTGTGTTTTTTTCAATGAAAAAGGCTTTTTCTTTGAAGATATTAACGTGTATTAAATTAGAAGATGTTAATCCTGAACCAGTAATGGAAGGAGTTGTCCATGTCGTACCATCATAATTACGAACAGCATCAGCACCATTACATAAAATTAAATAGAGACCTCCCAATGTTGAAAATTGAGTATGTTGCCATTTATCTGATGTAAGCCCTGTAACGACGGCTGCACCGACTGCGCCTGCTGAAGTCACATCATGAATAACTGTACCAGAAGCTCCAAACATCTTGCTTGAAGTAAATCCATTATAAACCATTAATGAATTTACAGCGCCGCTCAAGCCTGTTGCGTGAGTATCTTGACCTTTACGAACAGAAACATAAGAATTTTTTGAATACCAATTGTCCATGACAGGAGCGAATAAAGGATCGAGTTCGACAATCGAATCCTTTGTGTTCCATCCTTTTACAGGCGATGGAATATGTTGAGTACGCGAAACTTGAGTTTTAGGAGCACTATGAAAAGCGCGTCTCATTACAAATTCCAATTACCAGAGGGAACGCGCACCCCTGGATAGACATCAACATTACTACCATTCATTGAAATTGTAGGTTTAGTACCATCACGAGCCATGGCATCAGCAATACGAGCTTCATATTTATTAAAGTCTTCACCATATTCAAATCCTTTGACTTGTTTCCAGCGCCATATAATGCCCATGAGCATGATGTCTTCATCAAGTAAGGCATAATCATCATCAGCCGAAAAAGTTGAATCTGTATTGCTTGCAGCCGCATTACTAACCCAGTTTTTAGAGATATATTCGAAATAAACCGATTCACCAGCAGTCGGAATAGGATTAAATAAAATGCTATTTCCGCGAACTGTGTATTGATAATAAGGGCCGGTTAATTGTTGAGCCTTTAATAATTGCCATTCTGTAGGACTAACTGGCCCCCTAATTTCTCTCTGCAATGTGCGATCGAAAAAAGTATTATTGATTAAATACTTAAATCCAGGCGCACAAGTCGACAAAGTGGTTTGAGTTTCAGTAGCAACCGTAGTAAAACTACCTTCTGCACGCAAAACTTGCCATGGATAACGCTCAGCAGATGATTGACCTTCTTCATTGCATAATTCGACAATTTGTTGAATCTGTGGGTCAGCATTAGCATAAGCCGAGTTTGGAATGTTTAGGTTAATCCGACGACAAGTTTTTTGTACAAGAGTAAGTAATGTCATTATGCTGCTTTTTTCCTAGGTCGACCGCGTTGTTTTTTTTCGCCTTCAGCTTCTTGTTTATCGGCAAGCTGGGCTTCTAATCTTTCGATTTGTTTTTGTAATGCTTCCATTTGAAGCGCTACCTTACCACCGTCTGCGCTTGCGATAGCGTTTCGAGCGCGTTCTCGTAAATCACGCGCCCCATGACCGATATTTTTCAAACCTTCTTCAGTTGCGTTCGCTAAATCTTCAACAGTACGGATATTAGCCCCAATTACATTGGCTTTTTGTGAAGGGCTTAACCAATCGGCTGTTTTAATGGGGGTGCCATCAATTGGAATTTCTTGATCGTTCTTGAACATTTGGTACATTTTCTTAAATCGTTCAACAACATCAAAATCGTAGTGGTTATCAATTTCATAACGTCCGCGAGCGCGACTAGCTGCTTTGGCATCCAAATCAGCAAGCCATTCAGTAGCGATTTTTTCGACTGAATCCATACGCCCTGGCGGTTGTATAATAACGTAATCCACATCTTTATAGGCCATACGACCTAAAGCAATAGTGGCTTCACGATCTTCTACAGATCGAGTTTCAAAAATTAAATAAGGTAACGAAATATCTGCTTTTAACATAATTTTATCCTTTGTGAGTTGTCACTAGAGATAAGGGAGGCCGAAACCTCCCTCATAATTAAACAACAATTAAGTTGTTTGACCTTGTGCAAATGGTGCATTTACATCAACAACGTTCCAATAAATTGTACTGTCATTATATGTACCTGTAACACTTGCAGAGCTTGTTGCTGTTGATACAACGTCAACTGTCACTGTTTTATTGTTTGGATCAATTACAGTGATTTTTGCGCTAGCACCAACACCAGTACCAGTTAAAGGCATACCTACAAACCAACCGCCTGAATCAGACACTTTGATAATATAAGAACCTTTAGCAAGACTTGCTGTTTTTACAACAGTTGTCGTTGCTGCAACTTGTACTTTTGCACCAAGAATTTCTTTTCCGTTTGCCACTGCACCTAAGCGACCAGCCGCTGTGATACCAATTTGAGCATCAGCAGCCACTGAAGCACCAGAGGCAATGGGACATTTACCAGAAATGATAATCCAACCGTATTGAACGGCTGTATTTGAAGCAACAGCTACTTTAGTAAAACCAACTGATTGACCTAAATTTGCAGTATTAGGTACGGCAGTTGCACTAAAAGCAGAACTCCAAACTACTGGCGTACCTACAACTAAAGCAGTTGAAGCTGGAAAGCTTACATACTTTAATCGTTGACCACCAAAATAGCCGTCTACAACATCAACCACTGTTCCCAATGGATGATTTTGCGTTGTGCTATTAAGATCGAAATTGCCCGTTGCTTGCATTCCTACAAGAGGAGTAATAGAAGCTACACTAGTCATGATGTCTCTCCTATGCTTTCATCACGCCCTGAAGGGCGCGATTAGATACAACTAAGTTACCTTGGAACAACACAGGAATAACTACGGCATCTTGGTTAACGGAACGCAATTCATCCATTACTTCCATATCTGCGTCTTTATGAACGTCAAGTTCTAAATAATCAGAATTGATGAAATATGCGTGGTTTGTTGGAATACCGCCTGAAGAATCAAAGAATACATCAGCCGTTTTATACTTCATGCTGACCATACCACCTTGACCATCTTCTTTAGAGGTATAACGTTTCAAGCTTGTTTGTGATTGTTCGTAGAATGCAAAGTAAACATCATCCATTACAATCATGTCAGGCATATCATTACCACGAGTAAGCGCCATCCATAAAGGAAGCATTAAGCTTTCAATGGTTGTAGCACCTGGTGTAATACCTGAACCACCTTGTAAAGGAGCAGCTGCGCTTTGCACTTTATTTTGCCAGAATGCATAAGTACCACTGTTGATATTACCAACTGTACCAGTACCTGCATCAGCGATAATAGCTTGTAAACCATTGATTTGGTTAGAAGCTGTACCATCTGAATACAAATCACTTGATAAGTTGTTTGCAAATGTACGTTGAGCGTTCTTAATGCGAGCTTTCAGCAATTTAATAAATGCGTTTTGCCCACTGTTAGAACGAATTTCCATACCACTTGCCGTAATGTTAACAGCTGCTTGGCGCCATTGAAATTCAGCACTGGTGATTACATCAGATGCTGCGATATTCAATGTGTCATAGCCGCTATAACGTTGGTAAGTGCCATTTTCTGCATAATCCAACGGTGCAACGATGGTTAAACCGCCGTCTAAACGTTGGTAATTATCTTTCTCGCGAATGCGACGAAATAGAGCGTTATGGTTCGATACGTTATCTGCAATCTCTTTTTTATGAGCGCGATAGGTCGTCGATGCCAGTTCACTCCAAGCAGTAATAATACTGTTGCCTGGTGATGCCATGATTTTATTCTCCTAAAGATTGATTGTTGATTAGGCAATGCCCAATCTTTCCATGCCCTCGAGGATGGTTTCGTCCATAGACGCACCAGCCCCAGCCTTAGCCGGTAATGTGCCTGCCTTGCGAACATTCACACTGGCCGATTTTTTGGCTTCTTGTGCTTTACGATTAGCTTCCGCCTTCAGTTCTGCTTGCTGTTTAGCAATCATCAATGGGCGAGTAGTTGGATTTAACCAAACGGCTTTCTCATAAGCATCTTTGAGATCACTTGAACGACCAGTCTCTAGTAATAGAGCCATGTCCTCTCTAACTGTCTCGAAATGTTCCTTATCTGCAACAAATTGTTGAATTTCAGCGTTAGCTGATTCGTACAATTGTTGGTCACGCTGTTGCACGGCTAAAGCTTCTTGCTGTTCGCGCTGTGCAATTTTTTGCTCAATCGACTGTAACTGTTGTAGAACAGGATTCAGAGGATTTTGAGCTTGTTGAAATAATTGGTTAGGATCAATCTGATAGTCATTGAATATCTTTTGAACCATCGCCATTTTTTGCTGTGGATTACCATATCGTAGGACATGATCAGCATTGAATAACTCTTGTACAGCTACTTGAGGAGTAACCCCAAAAGCATTGATCGTTTGCATGAAAGGCTGCACAGCTTGATGCCATGTTTGCGCTTCTTCTGCGCGCTCTCTGTAAATCTCGATTCCTTTATGGAAGTCGGCTTCACGTTTTTTGAACTCTTCACGAATAACGGGATCAAGTGTTTTCCACTTTTCCTGA